CTTAAATATGTGTTGTCCGATTATATTTTACAATAATATCGCTGAGGCTCCCCATTTATCTGTCTATAATGACTAGATTAGGGTTTAAGACCTCCTTTTAATTTCTACTGTTGTAGATGCGTCGAGTTTCAGGATCATTTCTGGGTTTAAGACCTCCTTTTAATTTCTACTGTTGTAGATCATTTTCCGCTTTCGTCGCGACAGCCTTGATGCATGTGTTCGACGGCGCGGTACAGGAGATCGCCTCCGAATACAGGGTTCCGTTCGTCGCGCTCGGGACGGTGCCGTTCGTCGTGTAGTAGATCGCAGCGCCATCCGTTGCTGTGGTCAGCACGACGCTCTGTGCAGCGTTGTACGTGCCGGACGCTACGGAGGACACAACCGGCGCACACTTCGCCGCGATGCCGCTCTTGCCGTTCAGCCACGCACGCGCGTTAGCCTCGGTCGAGAACGTCGCCTCTTCCTTCCAGATTCCCGTAACGTCCACCATGATTGTGCCCTCTGCCTCATGTGTCTTAAACTCGACGTTCTCACCACGAGTGGAAAGATTATCCGACGGTTCGGAAAATTGCACTTTGCGCAGCCATATCGCGCGATAGCGCCTTGCGCCGCGCACAACCTTAGCTCCGTAGAACCCTACGCCAACATACGGAAGCAGCACGCCGCCGGAAGCTGTCAAAACCTTCGCGCCCGTGACAGGGTCGACTGTGTCGCCCTCGACATACCGCAAAAGGTCAACCTTTGCAAAATCCGGCAGATCGTCGAACTCAAGCGCGATTGTTCCGCCCACAAAACTATGATCGGACTCGGCAATGCCGTCGTCTGCATATAGTTTTACATCGTTTGACTCAACGTTGATGTTCGCGTTGATCGCCCTAGCCAGGACCTTGCCCGTACCATAGGATACGGCGTCATCTGTCTCGGTCAGCGGAGAATAAACAATGTATTTAAGTCCTATTTTGGCCACTTGTTAACCTCCAATTATTTTTTTGAATTCCTCTTCGATGACGCGCTCCATCGCGTCTATCGCCTCTTTTTTGGTCGCGTTCACCGCCGGCCGCACAAACGGCGTCTTCTGTCGGACGGAGGAACCCGACTCTATCGCGCGGGCCAGTAGCTGGTTCGGAACGCCATTAGGATATTTTACCGTTGGATGCGATCCGTAGCCGTCAAATCCCACATGTGCGTTCCAGTTGCCGTCGCTATCTTGTTTTATGGGTGTTACACCGAAACCACTCTGAAGATCGTTTTTTTGCGACTGCGGAACGCCTGCGAATTTTTCGCCGTCACCCAGATGCCTGAACTTGTCCACCGGCAACGAGGAAAGATTGCTAGCCACCTTATCCGCCACTACTTTCGCAGCCGCGTATATCGCTTTTTTTGCAACCTCTTCGGTTTGCCCGCTGAGTTTTGATAGCTTCAGCGCATAATCGTCAGTTGCCTTGACCGTCATCCTAGCCATGCAGCCCACGTCCATTCGTAGTGTATATACCCGGAGAAATCCTCGTACTGTACCGACTCAAGCCGCCACGACACGTCGATTTCATTCAGCGCTGCCTGAATTGCTACGATGCTATCATCGTATTCAGCTTTTGTAAAATAATCGATCGTGCCACCCAGCCACTGTTCCTCCAACTTACCGTCTGCCCACAGCGCGCCCACCTGGCCGTCTTCCGCCCATACGATATATCTGTCCGATTGCTGATGCGCTTCGTAGTGGAACACCGGAACGCCGACAGTGAGCAAAGCATCAGCAATATCACGTAATGTCATACACCGCCTCCAAAGCATCAAGCGTCAGGTCCATCACCGGAGGCGTCACGTCCTCTGGATACTGTACCTGCGAAATTTTATACTGCTTGCCGTCGTTCGGAATAGCCACATCCTGCGTAGACACGCCAGGAACACGTAGGCAACGCAGTACGGCTTGCACCCGCACGTTAGCTTGAAGCGCTGCGTAATATCGTGTCAGTCCAACCGTGCGTTCTTTGTACCGCAGCGTTTGCTTTAGCGTCAGCGCTTCAACAGGTTTTCCGCCAGGCAGCGCGGAGTTTGTGACAGCGTATACCTTAACAACGCCGTCGTTAAAACGCTCAGCATTGCTCCGCAATATAGCGCGCCACCTCCTTCGCGTTCTGCAACGATATAATCTCATGCAGATAGTTCACCGCAAACTCGTCCATCGCGTTTGACCTCGCGTATCGACAATAATCCAATAGCAGCTCGCGCGGCTTATCTTCTACGGCGAAGTCCAACGGCTCGCCTGCTGC